AGGTTTGTGTAATCGTTGGCGTATCCTGATATTGCATGTAACTCGAACGATCCGGCGCAACCGGGCGAGGGTTGAGTGTGGTAAAGAGCCCTCCCGTCCCGCTCTGCTGGAGTTGATTCCAATTGGCGAGATCCTGTTGATACTGCTGCATAGCTTGGTCATACCCGGACTGATCGAAATTGCCCCATGTGACCGTCTGTGTCCCATAAGGGTTATAGACGTTCGGGTTGTTGATCTGCCCTTGGACGCGAGCCGCTTCCACATTGGCCTCGCCTTGCGCCTGGGCTGCGCCCGTATAATCAGGTGCCGGAGGAGGGCTCGGTGCACACATGGTCAGACTCCTTTGGTTGTAACGATTTACTAAATCGACGCTCCACACACTGGAATTTCAGATATTCCAGAATACGGCCCGCCGCATTGGTCAACTTCGCGCTCATCGTGATTTCCACACAGCCACGTTTCCGACATTCCTCTTCGACAAATTGATAGAATCGAATGGCATTTCGACCTTTCCGATAGTCCGGTAAGAGAAACCAGGCATCTTCCGTCGCAATCAATTGCTGGGTGTGCATCGACGGGACGACATACATCCCGGCATAGCCCACCATCCGACCCTGGTCGCGGGCGACTGCCTCAAAGTACCAGCCAGCTTTGTCATAGGCGTCATAGCGTTCCCGCTTCGGACAGAATGGTTGATTGTGTCGATAGCCCTCTGTTTCCTTCCAATGCTCATGGGCCAACGCCACCATCTCATCCCAACAGTGTGAGAGTGGTTCAACGGAAAAGGTCAGACTCATAGGGGTCCCCCATCCTCGAAAATCATGGTGCTTCCCATCCACTGACAGACTAAATCTGTACTGACAATCTTCAGCTTGCCCGAAAGCCATCGCCCCGTCCATTCAGATGGGCTCGACCATTGCTTCACGATTTCCTGCCCAGATCTCCACAAGCCGGCATCCCAAACAGCCGTATCCCAGAGTGCAGATTCGGCCACACTATAGGAAACCGTCGTGGTAATCTCGTCATCTTCAAAGTCCACATCAACACCTGCGGAATAGGCCACATTGCCATTGACACTGAGGATCGGCATGAAGAGTTTTACCGATTTATTACTGGCAATGCCGAAATCCTGAAAGGCTTGTTTGCCATAAAAGACAATGTTCGTGCCATTATCCGCTGTGGTATTCCATCCCTGATAGACGGCGGTGGCATCGGCAAAGTAGAGTTTACTGCCTAAGACGGCAAAGGTTTCCGCATCCCATCCTGTGAATTTACACCAGGCATTGGTAATGGTATTCATCACATATTGATGATGCGTCCCATCTTCCGATAATGGCACGTTGACAAGAAGGGCATTGTGCGCGGGATAGACGATGGCTTCCCATCCAAAATTCCCTTGATAGGCTCGTGCGGAATCCGTAAAGGCGTTCTCAATCTTAAAGGAAAAGGCGAATTTGTCGCGTTTCGCTTCTCCCGCTTGGAGGAGAGCCGAGAGGGGATAGACGCCATCTTCAGTAATGATGACGCAATCTCCGGCATACTGGACAATACACCGTCGTCCAATCGGACGCCCGATATTGAAGGTGCCCACCTTCGCCCAAGCCGCACTGGAAGACGGGTTGTTCCCCTGATAGACAATCGCTTCACCTTCACTCGTGATAAAGACGGCCAAATCATCCATGCCGTCTCCTGCATCGCGTGTCCAGGTCGCCATCGCCATCAAGTATCCACCGCGTTTGGCTTCTCCCCCTAATGAAAATTCCGTGAGGGCTCCTCCAGCCACACCCGCCGAGAGATACCAGAATGACAGGCTGTTGATGGGAATAAAGAAGAGGCGTCCCTTGAAGACATTGACGGACACAAATTGCTCGACGGCATTGCCGGTATAGCCGGTCAGGGCTGGACTGGTTAGTTCATCCACAGCCGTCCAGGTCGTGCCATCATAATAGGCTGGGTCATCCGTCCCATTCACAAGAATAAGCCAGCTATTGGTTCCGTCATTAAACGACACGGATTGATGCTTGCCGTTTGTACGAGCGAGTGCCGCTGCACCAACGGCTCCCGCACTGGTCACATTGTAAATTCCACTGGAGGTCGCACACCATAAGGTATCTGTCCCATCCAGATCGTGATGCACCGCTAAGGTTTTTCCATTACCGGTCATCCCCGTTGCATGACTGCTATAGCCACCTCGGAATTCAACATAGGTTGGCGTGGGATACCAATTTTCTAATGTCACCGCATCTGTCGGTTTCATGGCAGAGAGCGCATCCCGTGCATTCCATCCCCCCACAGGAGGCGGATAGGATCGCGTATGACTGATCTGAACACGCTTCTGGACCCGTTGGCGTTGTGGACGCCTCATAGATTCCAACTCCAATCCGGCACAAAGATGCCAGGTTTGGCTTGCCGTTGCATATTGCCCATATTGAGAATCGGCTTGCCACCGTCACGCCCTAATTGCTGCTTGATTTGTGCTTCATACGTTTCAAAATCTTCTGCGTAATCCAACCCCTTCTCTTTCTTCCATCGCCACCGCAACCCCATGATGACCAAATCCTCTGGCAAGAGGACCGTATCGTCATCAGCGGTAAAATACTGTTTGTAGGTCGCGCCATTGAGAATCCAATTCTTCGACACGTATTCAAAGGCCCATGAGAGACTGGCAGCGGGCGTCGGATTAATCAAAAGATGGCCACCCCGTATGCGATAGTAATACCGTGGCCCCGTCGTATTGAGCCCCTTCAACGTCTGCCATTGCGTATCCGTCAATGGACCGAGTACCGGCAACGAACTAGACCGATCCCAGAAGGTATTCGTCTTGATATGCCGGAAGCCATTGGTGGCAATCGAGGTCATCGCCCCTTGATCTTCCGCCGCCGTCGTCGTATGGGTAGCTTCAAACGTGATGCCTTCCCAATCGCCACGTTGCGACAGGTCATTGCCCTCTTCTTCCAACAAGCGCAACATCTGAATAATTTGCGTATCGACGCTGCCGTACACCGTTGACGGGACCGGCACATTGACCCGCCCACAGACATATTGCACGATGGTTAAGAGTGACATGGGACTCCTCTCTTACTTCTTGCCTGATCGTCCACGCGGTTTGGTCTCCTCATCGTCTAAGATATCGGCGGCACTAATGGGTTCGACAACGCCCGTCCCTGATGGTTGTGGCCGTTCCTGCTGTTCCATGAGGGATTTCACGTTCGCTTGTAAGGTGTTGATGGTCTCTTTGAGTGCGGCATTCTCTAATTCCAATGCCGCCAATTTCGTACTGAGTGGCCCACGATCTTTGCCCGCGTCCAACCAATGTTTCGCTTTGAGCTTGATCCCTGCTGCGCCAATTCCGACTCGACGCTGCACATCTTCATTCATCTGCGCCACTTCTTCCACGGTTCTCATACCCGTCGAAAGGAGAGCTTGTTGCTGTGAAGGCGGAATCAATTGCCAGCCTTTGATGGGAGTGCCTTCAATGGGAATCTCCTGCCCATCTTTCCAGGCTTTGTACGCCTTTTCATAGTATTGCGCAAAATGCGCTGGCAACCGCCCGTTTGCGATTTCCCGCTTATTCTGCTGGAGCCATTCATCCACGGGGAACTTCACGGAATCCACGCTTCCCGGTTGCCGAATCTCGACATAATCGACATCAATGGAGACATAATGCCCTGCTTCTTCGCTTTTCTTGGGCAAATGTTTCGCAACTTGCGAAAATTGAATAAAGGCCGGTTTCTCCCCATGCTCCTGCATTTCCTGTGCTAACGTGCCTGCGAGTGACATGCATCCTCCATTATGGTTTGACTGCGATGGCTCGCATATCCCGCTGTTTGAGATGATACCGGGCTGGAGCCAACGTCACCTGAACAAAACCTGCTTCTTCCAAGGTTTGCTGCAACATCCGTTTGGTATAGCCCCACTTATGCGCCATCGCGGGATCGCGATACCGTGGATCGCCATACAGTGCCCACCATGACATTTGTGCCCACACATCCTCGACCTGCGCTTCAAGGGCTTTCGCCAGATACGCAAAGACCGCTTCGAGCGATGGTAATTCGACAATCAATTGCCCACCAGGTTTCAAGACTCGTTTCCATTCAGCCAATAAGGTCGGCACTTCCCAGAGATAAAAATGCTCCAAAAGATGAATGGCCACCATTTGATCGGCAAAATTCTCCTCAAAAGGCAACGCCGTTACATTGGCGACGACATCGGCATACTGTGCGGCCCGTCCTTGATCGACGTTGATCCAGCCATCCCAGGGTTTGTGCCCGCAGCCGAGATGGACCCGTACCCCATCGTGAGGGTCTTCCAGGCATTGCCCACGCGCTCCGGGGAATGCTGCTCCAAGACGTATGCCTGTGACTGGATCACACGCTGCCGTGCGGCCACTCGATTCTCGTTCGCCCATGCAATCCCCTCCTTCATATTGCCGATCCAGATTCCCGGCCACCCACGCAAGCTGGGATGTGGTTCTGCCACGACAAAGCATCCGGCTCGTACCGCTTCCACGGCACGATTCGGGGACTTATAGGGCGCAGTTTCCGGCAGAATCACGATGTCGGCAAAGGTTAATTCTTCCCATAACCCGTCTAAACTCCACGGAAGAGCCCCTGCGTAGTGGGCGGGGTCAGTCATCACTCGTACCGCGTAGTCTTTCAGAAGTGGTTCGACACGGCGCAAGGATTCCAAATTACTCGGATGCCCGAACCAGAGGAGCCGCGTGCCATTGACATGCGGCATCTGCGTCGGCAATTCGTATGGATCGGTAATAACAGTGATTGGACGATGAAAATCCTCCATGAGCAAATCCGCCATCCATGCGGTTGGTGCTACGACTGCATGGGCTTCACGAATCATGGCGTCATAATGCTGGGCATGAGGATAATGCGGGTCGCAAATATCCACGATACAGGTCTTTCCAATCAACTTCCCATGTCGTAAGCGGTCCAGATCGTCACGACAGGGTTTGGAAAAGACCCAGACCTGTGCCTGTGGATCGTTGATCGTTGCGCCAATTTGTTTGGCCGGGATGAGCGTCCGATACCGATATGACGCCATCCGGTGATCGCCTTCGTGGAAAAATGAAACCGTCATGCGGGCATCCCCCGTTCGCGTCGAGCCTTTAAGATTTCCGCAATCAAACCATCGCCTTTAGCTTCGATCTGAATATCCGGCATGACTGTGTAGTAATCCTGAAATTCATTGGCTTGCTGGGCCATTGCGCCATTCGTCCAGAATCGACGCCCATTGACAATGACATCCCCAATTTTATGCCGTTCGACCTGCTCGCCGGTAAAGCGTTTCGTCGCCTGGTCTTTATCGAGACAGGAATCAAATCCATAGAGAAGAATCTTGCGAAATCCCAGGACATACGACACGGTAATCGCTCGCAATCCGCTCGTCGTGCCGCCGCCAATCAAGAGTTTCCCCTCATATTCCTTGCAATGTTCCGCCTCCGACCACGTATGCACGATCATCACTTTCCGCCCCTTGACCGCTTCAAACATGGCCGCATCGCACCGAGAGGAGATCAGATAGAGCGTCCGATCATTGACACACGACAATTGTTGGCTTCGGTCACGCGGATCGACACAGAGAAACAAGTCCGGTTCGAGACCGTGTTGACAGAGATAATCATGCGCTCCTTTGACCGCAAAGATCGGACGGCCTTGCGCTCGTTCCGCCCGTATTTCCTCCAGAAATGTCGGCATGGACGGTCCACTCCCGACAATGACCATCGTGCCGTCATGCGTCACAATACCTGGGGACAGTTCCGGCAGGTTCCGAGCCAACGCCGCTTGGACGTTGGCCCGAATCCCGTCGATGGTCCCCGCTGGTTTCACTTGAATCTTCAGCGGGTGCATCAGCTTATGACCCCACGAGTTTCGCCACGAATGGCAACGTATTAATCACGCATGTCGTTGCCGTCGCGTTCGAGATAGAGGTCACGGCAAAGACGCCCATGACCATTCCGCCCGAACCGGATACCGTGGCATCATCCAAGGTGCCACCAGTCGCCGTGGTATAGAGCGGCACATAGGGCGCACAGTTGGCGGCTAAATTGACCACCAAATTCTGCCCGCTCAAATGGACCCACCCGACACGGCCTGTCCCGATGGACGTTTGCGCAAAGGCAATCCGGTTGCCGC